CCCAGTAGTTTGAATGCTGGCGCTACTGGTCAAACCATCCGCAGTCACGCTTGTAAACGTACCCGCCGCTGGCGTAGATGCGCCGATGGCTGTGTTGTCGATTGTGCCGCCGTTGATGTCTGCTGTAGTCGCTACTAAGGATGCAAGTGTAGCAACACCCGTAACACCTAGAGTACTCGCCATATCCACAGCACCATCAATGTCCACGACATCAAGGTTAGTCGTGCCGTCTACGTCTATGTCTCCAGAGATGTCTAGGGATGCCGCAATGATCTCACCGCGTGCGTTAATCGCGCCGTTGATGTCAATCGTTGTGGCGGCAATCTGAATCTCAGTGTCCGCTACAATATCAAGCTGGCCGTCTACGCTGGAGTTAATGTATATAGCGGCATCTCGGAACTGGACTTTCTGGGTCGTATCAACTGCAATATCGTTTGCGCCAGTGGTGTTACCGTTAGCTAAAACCTCAGAGAGTTCGTTGTTAGCGCCGACCTGAGAATCTACATACGCCTTGATGGACTGCTGGGTGGCAAGTGCTGTGGCGCTGTCAGACGACATATTGTCTTCGTCTTTGATGCTTGAAACGGTAGCGCCGTCACCATTAAGTGTAAGGCTGTTAATATTTGTGATGCCTTCTTCGACGTTTGTACCGTCACAAAAGACCACCATGTTCTTGGTATTTGGTACAGCAATACCCGTGCCAGAAGCTGTCTTAACAGTGATCGTCTGTCCGGTGCCGTTTTCGACAATGTAAATCTTAGACGCCGCTGGACAAATAACCGTACCTGCACCGGTCAATGCGGTGCCAGTATCAGTAAGAGTAAGGATCGCCGCACGAGATTCAGACGTTGTTCCGTCAGCGGTGGTCAATGTATGAGAGTTAGCGGTCCATGTGTTGATGACTGCGCGGCCTGCGATGGCTTCTTCTACCATCGAAGTGATGTTGTCGTTTACAACGTCGCCCCAAGTACCACTAAGCTCGCCTTGTACAGGAAGCGCTAGTTTAAGTATGCTGGTGTACTGTGTTGCCATTATCTTATCCTCAAGCGGCTATATCGTCCCAATTTGGAGTCTGACCCGTATTTAGGTTACCCCATGAAGGACTTTGCGTATCTGTAATATCCTGCCAATTTGAGGTCTGTCCTGATCATATATTACCCCAAGTTGGCGTTTGTCCGTCAGAAATCCCCTGCCAGTCTGGTGTCTGATCCGTAGGTATTTCACCCCAGATGAACACGTTTCCTACTACACCCGAGGCTTCTACGCCTGTTGGAAGTGCAGTTGCTCCAGCAGTAACAGTTACTGTACCTAAACTTACGGTACTTTCAACTCCCGTAACTATAACATCAACAACGACCGCAACGTGTACAGTTCCGATTGCGCCGGTCGCTTCGAGACCTGACGGGGTTGCAATGGCGTCACCAATGACCGTGACTGAACCAGCGGTCCCTGTAGCTTCAACGCCAGTAACACCAACGTTAGCGTCAGCAACAACAGAGACCGTCCCAAGAGCGCTAGTGGCTTCGAGTCCCGTTGGAGACACATTTGCTGTGCCTGTAACAACAACAGAACCAAGGCCAGTAGTAGCCTCAAGTCCTGATATAGAGACAATGGCGTCACCTGTAGCAACAACCGTACCAAGAGCAGACGTACCTGCAACGCCAGTAACTGTGAGGTTTGCATCGCCAGAAATAGCAACCGTGCCTGTAGCACCAGTAGCTTCAAGTCCTGTTGGGGATACGTTCGCGTCGGCTGTGACAGTGACAGAACCAAGGGCTGTGGTAGCTTCTTCTCCTGTGACGCTGACATTCGCATCGGCGACGACAACAACAGAGCCTAAAGCAGAGGTACCTACAACACCTGTAACGCTAACATTTGCATCAGCAGTGACGGTGACAGAACCTAAAGCGGAAGTGCCAGCAACACCGGTAACGCCGACATTAGCGTCGGCGACAACTAAAACAGTACCAATATTACCTGTAGCGGCAAGTCCTGACGGTTGAACAGTAGCGGCACCGGAAACAGTAACACTACTTAATGCGGTAGTAGCTTGAAGTCCAGTGACACTAACATTGGCATCAGCGGCGACAACAACAGTGCCGACTGCGCCGGTAGCTCCTACTCCATCGACGCTTACAACGGTGAGATCCGTACCCCAAGAGCCTTGGCCCCAAGCGGTAGAACCCCACCCTGTATACGTGACAGAGGAGGGCATTACGCTATACGGATAATCGCGTTAGATGCGTCAGCCGCTGGGAATTGAATTTGGAAGTCGCCAGCAGTTGATGTCTTATCGGCACCGAAGTCCAACACAGCAACAGCGGGATCACCGCCGCCGGACTTATAAATTAACGCTCCACGTGCGGTAATTGTTGCGGTAGACCACGTTGTATCTGCAAAGTCTAAGAACGCAGTAGTTCCAGACGTCGTGGGAGCTACAACAGTTAGCGTATTGCCACCCGCCGTATACCCAGTTCCTGTCACCTCGTTCGTTGTTGAGTACGCCGTTGTAGACGCCCCAAGTGTTGCAGACGAAGTAAACAACGCTATTTTGAACGTCGCAGACGTGTCTGAGCTAAAATCCATCTCGCCATCAAGAAGTGCTTTCTTGAATGACGTACACATTGCTTGAGTAATTGCCATTTTTTATCCCCTAAGTTACAGGTATCTGAGGTTGTCCTGAACGATAAGTATCGCCACGGAGTTTACCATCCCCAAGATTTTTGAGTAGTTTCAACGATTGTACGTACATGCGCTCGTACATCTGCACGAGGTCTGGCTCACCTTTCATGAAGCGCAGTGCTTCAACTAATGCTCCGTTTAGAAGCGCCGAGTCAAACTCTTCACCTAACCATGTAGTGCCCGCAGTAACTATTGACTCAGGGTAATACCCGTAGTGTAGTTCCATTGTATACCCGCTGTCGGGAGTTGGACCCACAATAAAGCTATCATCATCAAAATTAGCGTAGTGCTTAGGCAGTCCTTCAGTAGTCTGTACAGGGTAAGCCTCACGAATAAAGTTAACGTCTTTATTAAGTAGGAAATGGTAATTACCACTACCATCTACTACCGCTAGGCTATAGGTATACAAGTAATCGGCAGGTGTTGCCAAATATTTATTGCTGGCGGTCAACGTGCCTGTAACGTTTCTACGCAGTGCGGGGATCTGAACAGTGTTATAAATCTTCTGTTCAGCCTGTTCTGTGAACATAGCGAGCTGGTCATCAGTGAACGTATTTTCAGTGATGTCCTCAATATTTGTTTTCAGCTCGGTATAGTTCATAACTTATCCCATAGGACCGCGAGCGTAGAGTCCTTTTGTAGCCGCACCAGTACCACGAACTTTAACTTGCTTGTTCTTAGACTTTGGCTTTTTGGCAGGTTTTGGTGTTTGCTTACGCATAGTAATTACTCCTACGAAATCTGAACTGTAGCTTGCCCTATAAATCCAGTACCGACAACCGGCTTGACTGGTTCTACTAACGCTCTACTCGCCGCATACTGATTAGAATCAGGGCGAGGATCACGCAACGCTTGTGGATCATTAACAGGGAACTCACCTAGCTTTAACTGAGGATGGTCCCCATCCCAACACTCAGGACAAGATTTTATATTCGTATCTCGTCCTTTCTTATAGACGTTTTTAAGTTCACGCAACTTATACGTGAAACCACATACATCGCATACGCCGAGCGCTTTTTGACTTGACGCAAACCGATTACCCATATCAGATCCTCATAGCGCGAGGAACGAAACGAGCCGGTGTTTTATCTCTGTCTTCTCCTGCCGCTAACGCAAACTGCTCTTCGTATGCCTGCTTTAGCATAGGTAGACGTTCGGCGAGTTCAGGTATTTTCATCGCTATGTGGTACGCAAGACCTGCGACAAGACACGGGAAAAAACGGAAGTTCATGTCCGCAGTCTCTGCACCTGCACCTGCGTCTTGAATTCGACGTAGCCGCCAGTAACGGAAGGTATATTCATCGGAGTCTGGCACAGGCCAAACGTTGATCTTGGGGTTATCACGTAAACGTTCTATCCATACTTGAATAGGTCTACCACGTGATAACTTGTTTGGTATGGACGCGTAGGTACTTACACTGATACGACTTATCGTAAGGTCTGATTGTGTCGATTGATTGCCAGCACCAGTACGTACGACTTGTTCTAACAAATCAATTGTATCGGCAGGTAAATTGTATTCAGACGTGCCAGTAGTGAGGCTAATTGTGCCCTCGTCTATAGTCCACAGGTTAATTCCACGGTTCTGCCATTCGATGGTCATCAGGTTCATGGACCGACGTGCCGTACGCAAGTCGTATCCAGAGCGCATTTCTCGGCCCGCACGCTCCCACGCTTCTTCAGCGATCTCCGTGAAGTCCATGTTGAATGCTGTAGTACCTGAGGTTGCCATTACTTTTTACTCGCAGATTTCTTTTTGGCTGGAGCTTTTTTCTTAGCTACAGGTTTAGGTGCGGCGGGTGGTGTTCCCCCCATAGACTTAAGTCTATCCTCTGCTTGCTCTTTAGTCATCAAGTCAAATACAACTGTGACATACGTACCGTCTGCGTTTTTAGTGCCTATCTGATAGACCGGCTCTCCCGTAGAAAACTTTCCGTTTTGAAACACTTCCATTGTTTCTCTCCTTACGTATACAACGTTTTCTTACGTCTATTGTTCATGACAACACCACAACCACGAGCTATAGAGCGCTTACGACGGGCAAGCCCACCACTACTGAATTTAACTTCAGCTTCTTTGGTATTTTTGACTACCGTCTTTCCTTTTTTGCCTTCACGTTTCTTCTTTTTAGCTGTCGAAGAACGTTCAGACTTCGATAGGCTTTGAGCCTTACTCTTTGGCAAACACCGGTCAGGGTTCTTTTTATCTTTAGAAGTGCCGCACGCGCCTTTGATTTCGCCATCAGTACCGATGCGAACCCACTCTTGGTCCCGCCACTTCTTCAGCTCACCCATTACTTTTTCGCCTTCTTGCCTTTAGCACCCTTAGCGTAGTTAGGGTCTTTGCAGTATTTAGACGCCGCCATATTTGCGTAAGCAGACGGGTATGTGTCAAAGGTGCGCTTTGCCCACGCCTTACCCTTGGCACATATTTTCCCGCCTGACTTATAGTAACGACGCATGTTACCGCATCTTGCAGGGGCGTACGCCTTTACGGGCAATACCTGCACCGCGAACCTTACCGCCCTTTTTGTAGCCTTTCTTTCTCATCGTCATACCACCATTTTTCATTTTCTTGGCGGGTTTCTTGCCTTCTTTATCAAGCACACCGCGCCCAATAAGGACGTCTTCTTGAGTAACTTCGCCGTCGCCGCTTAGGTCAGGCATCTTACCACCTACTTTATAGCCTTTCTTCATCATTTTCATCGTCATCTCCCTCCGCGTAGAGATTGTCAAAAACTTGGTTTACATCCAACGTATAGTCTAGGTCAGACTTACTGTAATGGATATGCTGAGAAGGCATAAAGTCTGGAGCGCCTTCTCCTAGTTCAAACTGTGCTGGGCGTGTGACACGAACACGGTTATTTGGCAAAGCCACTATGTTTCCTGTCCACTTCCCCGCATCTAGCAACTCAAGCACATGCGCTTGTTTGTGCTGTGCTGGGTCATCAGCGATATCGGACTCTGTATAGTCCACCGTAAAATAATACTTGGCTGGGTAGAACTCACCGTCAATCTTTGCCATCCAAGGGCAAGGAGTACAGCTATCTAGCACATAAACACTGTGCGTATGTGACGGGCAGTCCCACGGTTGAGCCGCCCAAACCGGCATAGGTTCAGGCCACTCTTGGAATGGTGTATCCCCTACAAGCGCTGTAATCGGCA